TCATATTAACCAGAATAAGATTAAGACTTGTAGGAAATGTTTACTACTTGAGTCTGAGAAAGGAGTTATGCAAAATCATTCGTATTTTGGTGATGATGACTTTTCTTTAGCTGTATGTGGCAGTGAAATTTCAGATGAACAAATCAAATTGCTACTCGATTATTTGAAGATAGAAGAATTAATTCTTGGTTTTGACAAGGAATATAAGGATCCGTATGGATGGGACGGTGAGCTGTACAAAAATAAATTATTTAAGAAAATACGTCCGATTATTCCATATTGTAAAGTCTCAATCTTATGGGATAAAGATGGGGTATTAGATTATAAGGATGCGCCTACAGATAAAGGCAAAGAAACATTATTAAAACTGCTTGATGACAAAGTAGAAATAACTATGGAAGATATCACGTTGGAGGGAACGTATTATGTATAGAAAGGCATTAATTGACTGAAATCAGTCAGAAAATCCGACAAGTAACTGAGGAGGATAAGGGGTTACCTTATCTCTCCTACAGTAAAGAGAGTAACTTTGATCACTGTCCACTGAGCCACAAATTAAAGTATATAGACAAAAACTTTTCAAAGAAATCGTCTCTTCCTATGGAAATTGGTTCTATTTTACATAAGGCATTAGAGCTTAAAGGAAGAATGATAATGGAAGGTAAGACAGTAGATTATGACTATCTTAAAAGCATTACAGAAGAGGGCTATTTAGAGACTGATGAGAAGTCGGATAATCACATTCTCGGTATAAAAGACCTCAAAAAGAAATATTTTGATGAGTTTTTTACTGCTGATAGTAAGTCAGGTATGAACTATTCAGAAAAGATGGATATCTTTTATAACAAAGTATTGCCATCTAGGATTGATAGTAAAGAGTGGACTCCCGTAGCAGTAGAACAGAGATTTGAATTTGTATATGACGACAGAGTTATTATACATGGTTTTATTGATAGAGTGGATAAGAATGCAAAAGAGCAGCTAAGGATTACTGACTATAAATCCTCAAAGGCCGTGTTTAGAGATGCAGATATAAAAACACCTATGCAACATGTAATTTATGATCTGGCATGTATTCATTTATATGGACAGCCTGCAACAGACCATGTGTATGATTTTATTCTTATAGATGCTATTCAAGGAGCTGACGAAGGTGTATGTACCAAAGGCTATCTTAACAGAGGAATTAAGAAACTGGACAAGGTGTTAAATGAAATGGATGAAATGGAAATTAAAGGCGAGTATCCTCCCAAACCAACTCCATTATGCTACTGGTGTCCATTCCACAGCACTTCCCCAAATGCTGATCCTAAGTTTTCTGGTCTATGCCAGTATCATAGCTTATGGACACCTGAGAAAAAATCATTTGCAGTACTTAATCCTTATGGACAAGAAATAAAGAAAGAAACTAAGAGAAAGTTGGTGTTCTAGTGAGAATAGAGACACATGCGCATACAGAATTTAGTCAGCTTCGTATGTTGGACTGCATCGTAAAAGTACCTCAATTAATAAAACAAGCTGCATCTCTTGGACTTTCAGGAGTTGCTATCACTGACCATGAGTCTGTATCTGGTCATGTGAGATTTATTCAAACAATTAAATCCATGAAGTCTTCCGGTGAACTGCCGGAAGATTTCAAAGGAATACTTGGTAATGAAATATATTTAGTTGACAAATTAAATATATCAGAAGATGGAAAGAAGTCTTGTGATTCTCCATTTTATCATTATATTCTTCTGGCTAAAGATGAAATAGGGCATAAGCAGTTAAGAGAACTTAGTTCATTAGCATGGGATAACAGTTTTTATACAGGAAGGATGGAACGTGTTCCTACATTGAAAAGTGATCTGGAACATGTGGTTAAATCTAATCCTGGACATCTGATTTCAACGACAGCATGTTTAGGAGGAGAATTAGGCAAGTCTCTATTAGCAGGAGAAAATTATATGGATTTTCTTCTCTGGAACCAGCAGTTATTTGGTAAAGATTTTTACTTGGAAATGCAACCGGGACTGTCAGAAGAACAGATAAAGTTGAATCGAGAAATTGTAAAATTAAAGCATCAATTAGGAATAAAAGCTACTATTGCCTGTGATGTTCACTATTTGAAACAAGAGGATAGAGAAATTCATGCTGCTTATCTTAATAGTCGCGATGATGAAGAAAGAGAGTTAGGTGATTTCTATGAATCAACTTGGATGATGACCAATGAGCAAATTCATCAGAGGATGGATTATCTTGGGTATGAAGAAGTGGAAGATGCATTGAAGTGTTCTCTGGAGATTGGTGAGAAGGTTGAAGAGTATGATTTGTATTGTCCAACTATTGTTCCTGGAGCTGACATCCCTGATTTTGAGTTAAGTGATTTCTTTGGTAATTATTATGATCGCTATGAATACATATCTAAATTCGCTCATAGTGATAATGTTTATGACAGATATTTATTAAAACTGATAGAAGATGGATATTATGAAAAGATTCCTTATACTACTTTCGGTAAAGTAAAATTTTTTGAGACTTTAGATAGAATTGAAGTTGAATTAAAAGAAATGTGGCTTGTTACTGAAAAGCTTGGTACAAGTATTTCTTCCTATTATATATCAACACTTGAGTTGGTTAATATTATGTGGGAAGAAGGAGATTCTTTAGTGGGTGTAGCCAGAGGTTCAGTAACAGGAATGTTTACAATGTATCTCATTGGCATTACTCAGATGAATCCTTTACAGTGGGGACTGCCTCATTGGAGACATATTTCCCATGAAAAAGTTGAACTCAGTGACGTAGATATCGACACACAGCAAGATAGAAGACTAAAAATCATTGAAGCTGTGAAACGTCGCAGAGGTGAAAGAAAAGTACTTAATTGTAGTACTTTTAAAACAGAGGGTAGTAAATCAGCTATTATTACTGCTGGTAGAGGATTAGGCTTAGATTCAGATATCACTCAGTATTTATCTAATCTTATCCCTGTTACCAGAGGTCAAACTTGGAGTTTGCATGATTGTCTTTATGGGAACGAAGAAAAAGAACGTCAGAGACAAACTGAATTTGCAAATGAAGTCAAAAAATACGACAAACTTTTAGAAACGGCTATGACTATTGAAGGGCTTATATGTGGAAGAAGTATACATGCTTCAGCAGTATATTTGTTTAATGAAGATTTTTTGGCTCACAATGCTAGGATGAAAGCTCCAAACGGTATTTATATCACTCAATTTAATATGAAAGATTCTGATTATTGTTCTGGTCTTAAAATGGATTTCTTAACCATTCAGGCATTAGATAAGATTAGAACTTGTATGAATTTGCTAATTGATGCGGGATATATGAAATGGCAAGGATCACTGAGAGCTACATATAATAAATATTTACATCCAGATGTACTTGATTATGATACTAAAGAAATGTGGGATATGGTTGCAAAGAATGATGTGACAGATCTCTTTCAGTTTGATACTGCAGTTGGGCTCCAGGCAGCTAAACGAATCAAACCCCATTCCTTAGTAGAGCTTGCAACTGCGAACTCAATTATGAGACTTATGGTATCAGGAGAAGGCGCTGAACAGCCCATTGACACTTATATTAGGTATAAGAATGATATTAATGAATGGTACAAATGCATGAGAGATGAGTACCGTTTGACAGAAAGTGAAATAAAAATATTAGAGAAATATCTATTACCTGTATATGGAGTAGGAGATACACAGGAAATTGTAATGGAAATTTCTATGGATGATCATATTTCAGGATTCAATGTTACACAGAGTAATAAGTTAAGAAAAGGTATTGCTAAAAAAGATGAAAAACTGCAGGAAGCTATGAAAAAGATGTTCTTTGAACATGGCAAAGAGATTGGAACTTCAGAGAATCTGCTGAACTATATCTGGAAAGAAGTTATAGGAAAGCAGCTTGGGTTGAATACGGCTCAAGTAAAACCTTGTGAACGTATGCAAAAACGGTGTCCGTACTTTTTACGGGCTAACGGTGGACGCTGATAATGCCAATACCGTGCCAAGTTAAATCGGGTGTAACGACTATTAGTACTGATGAGATTAGCACATTGGGAAGCGCAAGGATAGGGTGACTGTGCTCTGGAGGTTACGATGGAAGAATGGAAGGATATTGAAGGATGGGAAGGAAAATATCAAGTATCCAATTATGGAGACATTAAAAGATTAGAACGAGATATTACAGATAGTTTAGGAAGAACCAAGCATTATACTGAAAAAATATTTCATCCTCATAAAGCAAATAACGGATATACGAGAGTAAGTTTTGGAACAGAAAGAGATTTGACTCATAGGGTTGTAGCAAAAGCTTTTTTGCCGAATCCTCGAAATTTACCGGAAGTAAATCATAAAGATGGACATAGGAAAGATTTCAATTTTGCAGGGACCAAAGAAAATAATTATGAAGACGGAAATTTGGAATGGGTTGACAGAAAAGAAAATATGCTTCATGCCTCTCGTACAGGTTTGATTAATAAAGATAGTAAAAAACGGAAAATATCAACAGCATTAAATCAGAAAAAGTCAGTTGAAAAAGCACTAAGACCTGTAGCATTGCTTGATGATGAAAATAATATTTTGAGTATTTTTCGAAGTATAAAAATTGCTGGTGAGATTACAAACATTCCTCAACAAAATATAGGAGAAGTATGTAGAGGGAATAGAGACTCAGCTGGCGGGTTTAAATGGGAATATGTGGACAAAGATTTATTTAATACAGTCACTCAAGAGATAGTCTAGTCCGAACAAATACTACGAAAGTAGCGGTACACCGATTCATTTTCTAAAAACCACACTTTCCCTTATTCCTGTATTGGTTTGCAAGAGTTGAATTTAGGATATCACTATCCAATTATCTATTGGAATACAGCATGTTTAATTATCAATGCCGGAGCCAACGAAGAGCTTGATGATAATAAGTCCACTCAATATGGGAAAATTGCGAAAGCAATAGCCAATTTTAAGCAGCGTTCAATCATAGTAGACAGACCTCTTATCAATGAAGCAAAGTTTTCTTTTGTCCCAGATGAAAAGAACAATCGTATTATTTTCTCTTTTAAAGGACTTTGTGGAATAGGTGATGATATAGCTCGTGCCATTGTGGAGCACCAGCCTTATGGTTCATTTGAAGATTTCTGTAAACGTATGGTAGACACTAAGATTATTGGTACTGCTAAAATGATTATTCTAATTAAAGCTGGTTGTTTCAATGAACTTGATTCTCCAGATCGCATGGAAACAATGAAAAAGTTTCTTTCTCGTAATGTATTCACGCCTACAGATAAGCTGACTATGCAACAGTTTAACTCAGCATTAGAATATGACATCTTCCCAAAAGAGATGGAAACAATGATTAGAATCAAGAATTTCAAAGCGTATGCTTTACATGAGAGTTTCTTTTTAAAAAATATAATAGATGAAGGAAAAAAGGTACCTAAAAAAGGATATCATGACAGATATTTTGCTCTTGATGAAAGAGGTACAGAATTTTTGATGGAGCACTTTAATACATGTATTGTGGGTACAAAGGAGGATGGAGTAATTATTTCAGAGAAGCTCTTTAATAAAGAATGGGATGCTCTTATCCAACCATTGAAAGATTATATGGCTTTACCTGAGACACTTCAATTATATAACCAGAAAAAACTTGACTCAACAATGGAATCTTATGCATCTGGATCATTAGAACAATGGGATATGGAATCATTAAGCTATTACCCGGATCGGCATGAGTTGTGGAATTTGAATGAGCCAAAGTATGGAGTGGTTGATTATAATTCACTCCCAGAGATTCCTGAAGTATATGATTATACCACAAGAAGAGTTAGAGGAGAAATTAAACATTTTCCTAAATATAAAATATTTCGCTTAGCTGGAACTGTTTTAGACTCTGATAATAATAAACATTTGGTGACGTTGCTGACTAACCATAGTGTCGTAACCTGTAAATATAACAAAGGTCAGTATAGTTATTATAATAAAAGAATTTCTGAACAGACACCTGCAGGCAAGAAAAAAGTTCTGGAAGAGTCTTGGTTTAAAAGAGGTTCTAAAATCATTGTTTGTGGTTATAGGCGTGAGGATCAATTTGTTGTCACGAAATATGCAGACACTGTTTATACTCATACAACTAATAGAATTGAAGAAATTTATAATGATGGAACAATATTGGCTCAAACAGATAGAAAGAAAGTTGGTGAAGAATAATAGAAACTGTAGTTGAACAGGTACAGTTCAAAGGTCTTTTAGAAGAGCAAAAATACTATAATGATTCTACTCACTGGGGCATATTTTATGCAACAGTGAGAGAAATAACTGTAGGAAATCTTACAAAAGGCATGAGATATTGTATTAAAGGAAATATTCATACGCCTATTATAGGAAAAGTTTACGACATAAAAGGTGAAATGGACTACAGCCCCACCTGGGGAGAGCAAATTAGTATTCTTGAAAGCTCTATGAATAATGATTTAGCTGAAACTGATATTAGAGGTCAAAAATATATTCTCTGCAAACTATTCCCCAAACATGTACAAAGAATGTATGAGACTTTAGATAATCCTTACTTAGCTTTAAAAGAAGGGAACGTAAAAGAACTTACAAAAATTAAAGGATGTGGCCCTAACGTAGCTACTAAGTGGATTGAGAAATTTAATGATACCTATGATAAACACAAAGCGTATATTGATTTAGCTAGGTACTCCATTAGTGATAAATTGATAGAAAAGATTATCAAATACTATCATGAAGACGTAGATAAAGCTGTTGATGTAGTAAAAAATCATCCATATGATTTGACAATCATAAGAGGGATAGGTTGGAAAACAGCTGATGATATAGCACTGCAGAATGGAGCTGACCCTTATGGAGTAGATCGAATTGAAACCTGTATTAAAATGTTTCTAAGGAATCAAGGAGAGAATGGAAAATCATTTAGTTATTCAGAAGAAATCATGCAAGAGTTAATAGACAAAATAGGAGAAGAAGTGCCTGATTTGAATATCGCTGAAGCGATACATGATCTACAAGATTCTCAAATGATTGTATGGAATAAAGAAAAAACTAAAATAGGGTTAAAATGGTATTATGACCTAGAATATTCAATAGCTGAACATTTAGTAAGATTAAAAAATGCCCCTAATAAATTTAAGTATAGTAACTGGCTAGAGATAATTAAAAAGAAAGAAAAAGCTCAAGGATGGGATTATACAGAGCAACAGCTTGAGGGTATTAAAATGGTTCTCGATAATCAGTTATGCTGTATCTCCGGTTACGGCGGAACAGGTAAGACGAGTATTATTGATGGTATTCTTACTATCCTGCAAGATTATAAAAGTGTAACAGTAGCTTTAGCCGGAAGAGCTGCGGCGAGAATTAGTGAAGCTTCCGGTAAAGAAAGTCAAACAATTCATAAGTTGCTTAAACTTAAATATGGAGATCCAAGAACACCATTTGACTATGAGTATGATCCTTTAGATTATGACATTATTGTAGTGGATGAAATGTCTATGATTGATGGTTATCTTTTTAAGCAATTACTGAAAGCGTGTGCTACTGGAACAAAAGTAATCTTTATTGGAGATGTTGGACAGCTAGAATCTATAGGTTCCTGTGCAGTAGCTGCTGATATGCTTGAATCTAAATATATATCTTCAATTTTCCTTGATAAAATTCATAGACAAGCTCAGAAATCAGCGATTATTACTGAAAGTATTCGAGTGAGACAAGGAAAACAATTAACTTCTGATGGGTGGACTGGAGAAGAAACAAGAGGTGAACTTCAGGACATGATTCTTAATTGCTATACTGATAAATCTAATACATATCATAATATAGTGCAGTATTTTAAAGAAGAAATCAAACATGCTAAATCTATTCTGAATGTGCAAATCATTGTTCCTTGTAGACAAGGAGTGTCTTCAGTAGCTTCTTTAAATCATATAGCTCAACAGATATATAATCCCAAATCAAAAAAGCAATACAAAATTATGAAAAGCGGAGTAGTTCAATGGGTATTAAAAGTAGGAGATAAAGTTATAAACAAACTGAATAAGTACCAGATAATTAATTCTGATGGTTCAGTTGTAGATATCTTTAATGGAAACTTAGGCATCATAAAAGATATAAAAAATGACTATATCCTGATAGATTTTCAAGGAATTGGCTATGTAGAAGTACCTAAATCACATGCTCCTTATATAGAGCTTGGATATGCAATAACTTGTCATTCAGCTCAAGGAAGTCAGTTTGATACAGTTATTGGAGGAATAGACTTTTCAATGTTTATTATGCTTAATAAAGAACTCTTATACACCATGATTACTAGAGCCAGTAAAAAATTTATACTATGTGCTCAGACTAAGGCTCTGCAATACGCAATTACTAAAGAACAGATTATCCATAGACAAACTTATCTTATGGATGATTTAGATGAATTATGTAACAAGAAATTTGATTTTTAGGAGGTATAAATATGGATGAATACAAAGAGCCATCATATAAGAATATGACAATTACACAGGTGATTGATAGATTATCAGATATTGCTGATAGTGCTCAATATTGTGAAATAGAAGGCATCTTATGTAGAGCAATTGCTATGCTTAAAGACTATAGATCAATAGATGAATTTATTAATGAACCGATGGGAGGCGGGTATTATGGCGTTTAGTCACGATATTACTTTCTGTGCAGGAGAGTTAGTGGATTGTCCTAAAAAAGAATCCTGTTATAGATACAAAG